TGGTAAAGCCTATTTCCATCTTCGGCATACTCTTCTAAGATCCTCTGCCAAAATGCTGGCCAATCTTCAGGAATAAACATTTTATTTTCTTTAAGCTCTTTGTAGCGAGCCGACTCAGCATTAAGAGAACTGATCCTATGTTTGAGTAAATGAATGTGAGAAGCGATATCACAGTCAACAAGAAAGTGAACGCTGCCCTTCTCAAAGGGTGTTTCGTGTCCGTTACTCCAAAGCATGTCGATGAGCTTCGGAATTCTCTGTCTTTTGTTTTCATCTAACTCTCTACTCGTTGAAGTCCATGCGCTACAAGCAATGACCTCGTCAGATCCATAGTGTCCAAGTAATTCTACTGTATTTATCATGTTTTTAAATCAAAATGTTATTAAAGTGTTTGGCATTGCTTTTCTAGCATATAGGAAGCCTTGATTTCTGTAGCTTTCAAGCATGGCTTTGTTGAATGTAGTAAAAGCTCTTGGGTTTCTCTCTAATTTACCATCAGGTAATTCTCTAAAGCTCCAATCAGAATAAGTTGTTGCTTGACCCATCTTAAAGTCCATCCCCAACTGTTCAGCTATCCCCCAAAAATAAAACTCATCAGCGAATACAACTTTTTCTTTTACAAAGAACTGAGACCAATGTTCAAAAGTCTCAATAAATGTTTCCACATCTCTTCTTCGGCAGACAAAAAACTGGCAAACAGCATTATACTCACCAAAATCATACCCTTTGATCCCCTCTTTAAAAATCTTTTGGCTCTTTACTTTGGTATGAAAACTAAAGTGTTTTGTGAATGTTAAGATATTATATCTTTGTTTTATCAAATCCACAGTCTCATTTAGGCTATATAGAGGTAAGTGGGAATCGCTAATCAGTGTAAAGTATTCGTTCTGTTCGTCCACTAGCGCAGATTTCATTAGCTCTATGGTAGCCTCGACTAGAGAGAACTGTCCCCACTTCGTAGGAACGGTATTCTTAATGAAGTGGTCTTTGAATACCGAACACTTTTTATTTTTAGAGTGGATATAAAGGTTGAAGGTTTCTTTGTTCCCACCATTAAAGAACTTCTTCCAAATGTTTTTATGATTGAAGGAGTCTAAACTAAGATTTAGAAAAGCTACTTTAGTATTATTAGATGACCTCATAAATTAAAGTATTCTTTTATATAAATCAGCAAAACTGAAACCCAAATTCCAATAGCATATCCCGTGATTAAACAAAAAAATGTAGTCCCAAATATTATTTTTTTTATTTTGCGGTATACCACTTTGGAGTTTCGCTGTATGCCCATTTTGCCATGTAAGATTTGTCGTGATTATAATACTCGCGATACTTTTCAATAACAGGTAGTTTATCAAAGTTTGGAAGTTCTCTACACCTTTGGTCTTGAGCGATAGCTACAGCAAATTCTGTTTGCTCTTGCTTGTCAAAGTGTAAGCGGTGCTTGTTCTCCAGAATCCAAATAAAAGTGTCTGTACTTTTATGGCGTTTGCCATATCTCTTAGTATATTCATTAAGTAAAGCGGCAGCGTGTTGGACAAGCCATTCGAAGTTTCCGCGAGACTCTCTAGCCCAGATCGCAGATGGGTGATTGTAGTGAGTCTTTTTGTATGGAGCTTCAAGACCCTGCATCCAAAATGTCGTGCAGAGAAGTTGATTACATTCAAGAATCATCTTGACACAGTGTTTGTCACAATGCTGGCGAGCTGCAATTTCTGGGTCTCTGTCTAAACAGAATATATTCATAACTCCGTGAGTATATCGGATAGCTACTCAGCGTCAAGAGTTTTTCGCCTATTTTTTAGTAGGGGTTCTAGATCGTATTCGTAACAGTTGACCCCAAGCATCACATAGTCCCACATTGTGCTTTCTAATCTACCAGAAGGTTCAATTTCTTGAACTAAATCGTCAAAAATCTTTCGTTTTTCTAAAGCTAGCTCTGCTACGGACTCTTTAGCTTTCTTAATCAAATTCAATTCTTCTTCAAGGGTCATATTTTTATTTTAATTAAATACTCAAAAATGTCAAGAATTAAGTGTAATCATAGGTATGAAGAAGCTTTCTTCCGTAAATATCCTTAGCAAGAAGATTAAAATTATTTACGAGGAAATGGAGGATTGGGGAGAATGTTTGATGGATGACAAGGTAATTAAATTGAATAAAAAATGCCTAGAAGATCCAGAACAGCACTGGTGGACCTTAGTTCATGAAGCAACTCATATGATTTTTGAGATGACGGGTCTAGCCTTCATGGAAATAAACGACGAAGAGGCTTATGTAAGATGTGTTGAGAATCTTGTGATTCCTTGGGTTCTTGAAAACATGCACTTAAAAAAGTGAAAAAATAAAACATTTTAGGTGTAATAAGTAGTATGCCATTACCAACACCCAGAAACGCAGAAAAAAGGTCTAAATTTATGAGCCGTTGCATGGTTGATCTCGCAGCTAAGGACGAGTTCAAAGATATCAAGCAAAGGATTGCTGTTTGCTCCTCTCAATTCCAAGATGCTGAAAGTAAAGCTTCCGTAGTTCTTGGGGACGAAGATAAGATTTTGTTTTTCTCTAGCGCAGCGCCTAGTGTAATGCAGCACTACTTTGAAACAAAAGAGGAGGCTCTGAAGGATGCTAAGAAGTTAGGTCTTAAGGGCATACATCCTCATAAGACAAAAGATGGTAAGACTTTGTATATGGCTGGGCCAGATCATAAAACGTTCATGAAGCGTCATGACGAGATCTTGAAAGAAAAAGAGAAGTCTGATAGCAGCTTGTGGGAGAACATCAGAAAAAAGAAAGAGCGAATCAAGAGTGGTTCTGGTGAGAAAATGAGAAAGAAAGGCGACAAAGGTGCGCCCACCGCAGATCAAATTAAAAGAGCTAAAGGAGAATAAGATATGCCACGATTAACTCAATCAGAAATACATTCAGACTTCTCTTTTGTATCAGGAACTTGGACTGGATACAGAGCGCAGGTCACTGGGTTTTACAATAATTATCCTGATAGCGAACTGAATGACCACATCACCAGAGAATTCAATAAGAAGATCAGAGACTTAGGTCAAGACGATTCTCTCTATATTTCTCCCTTTGATGCTGGTTTGCGTTACACTGGGGACGGCTCCGTTTTTAACGGCTAAAAAGCCTGTCTTTTCAAAGTTTTGAAGATGTCATACAGGCATTGATCGCGCTTGCTCGCTTCCCTCACTTTATTCTTAATCTCAAATGAGTGTGAGGTGTGAGCTATATCACGCTTAATTACCCAACCATCCTCAATAAAGTAGTCTGAGTCCCAATCAAATACCTCTGAAATATAATCAAGAGCGATTAAGTGTCTTTGACCATCGGAGATCTCGATTTCGACTTCCTGCTTGCCTGTAATCTTCATGTGTATGTATTACACTATTTAACCCTAGATTGTCAAGAGAATATTTACCCTTGGTGAAAAGATTTTGGCACAAAAAGTCCCCCACCCCGAATATTCAGAGTGAGGGAACTTAAGGTTTATAATATACTAAAAAGTATTACTTATCTTCAGGTTTATCCTTAGCTTTTCCAACATTTACAGCCAGAAAATCAATAACGGAATAGACCTTAGATAACCAAGAACCTTTTTGTGGGGTTGGGGAGGCGGCGGCGATGATTGATGCTGCTGCAATAATAGCAGTAACCCAACTAAACCAAGCTTCGTCCTCAACAAGAGAAATAATAGCGTCCATATATTATATTACACCTAAAACCGCCAAAAATCAAATTTTTCCTTGTCCTCTATAAGGTTTTTTGTAATTTGTAGACGTTTTAGTGGTGGATGTCTTGCTTTTGGCGTGAATACCCTTCCTCTTAATCTTCTTTTTTTTCTCAAAAACTACTGCTTTTCTCATTTTAAATGTTTTTTAATTATCTTTAACAAATTGCCCATCTACCATTTTACCAGTGCGCTGCTTGATTACATCATAAGCTGCATTTAAACAGTCTGTAGTGTCCAGACCCACCATCTTCGCGAGCAAAACAATAGTAACTAACATATCTCCAATGCCGTCTTTAACTTCTGCAAGAATATCCTCTTTATTTTCGGGAGGGATTCCAAGGACTTCCATAAGGTTCGGCTGATGATCAGAATCATTTAGCTTTTTTAAAGCTTCTCTTGTCTCGTCAAGCTCTTCTTGCGTCTTGTCTAGTTGGCGAAGTGCGGTAGAAGAATCTAAAATTCCTTTGCTTTCTCCCCACTCAATCACTAATTTACTTAGTTCTTCGTATTTCATAGATTCTTGTCGTTTTAACATGTTGTATACAGCTTTCTCAAAAGGTCTCATAAGCTGATTGTTTTTGGAGCCATCTCTTGCAGTTCTTCACAAATGCGAATGATTTCGCCTCCGCTCATGCCTTTGGATAATTTTTTTAGTTTACTCATCTCCTTGTAGAAGAGTTCGTAATCTCTATCTTGGTAGATGTATTCCTGCTGGTCTCCATCATGACGCAAGATAAAATCAGAATATGTTTCATAAAGTGTTGGGTCGATGCACTTCTCAATTGGATCATAAGAAGCTTTACCCACAACATAATTAAATATGTCGGATTTACTGACTGAGATATTTACGATTTCTTGACTCATATTTAGCGTAACAGCCCAACCATAACGATCTATGGTTGGGCTGTCAATGTCTTTTTTAAAAATTTACCAAGCTTGTTCCTCTACTCCCCTCCCTCTTCGGGTGGGTCAATTTGAGTTTTTACCTGTTCGGTAATTTTATTCGCTAGAAAAGACCCAGCTTCAGCGACCTGAAGACCTTGAGCCTTGATTGCGACATCAATAAGTTGTAGAAGTACGTTGGTTTCGTTTTCCTGTAGAGAAATTTTAATTTCGTTCATTGTTACTTGATAATAACAAAAATTAAGCCTATTTTCAACTAAAATTTTAGTTAGGATTCGTCCACGGGGGAGCCTCTGTCAAATTTGACGGGTTTATTAATTGATTAATTTGATAATCAAGGTCGCTCTTGATTTGTGCGACATCTAAATTACCATTCTCAAGCCAACCTTCCACAATTGACTGTGTTAGATCTTCGTATTCAATGTAATTTTCAACGTCAGGTTCTGCCAAATTGTAAGTTCCAAAAACATTAACGTTGTAAGGACGATCATCTTCACCCGTCTGGTCTGAGGTGGCATACATGCGCCAATGAATTGTGTGAACTACTCCAGTTAATGAATTTTGCGTTGGATATCTATCCATTGCGTTAATTTCCCAGTTATATGTGTTAGCCATTTTTTTTGTTTTTTAATTGTTTTTATCTATTAACCCACTATCCAATTACTTCCGTCAGAGAATACGGGAACTAAATTACTACCTCCCGCAGATACAGTAGCGCCAAGATTAACATCTAATACACTACTTGCGTCAGAAACAAACGATCTTTGACCTGCTGGAGAAGCAGATGGTAATGCTGATACGGTATAGACTTTATGTGTGATAGTCCCTTCTACATGAAGAGCCGTGCTTGGAGCAGTTGCTCCTATACCTACTTTACCATCATTTAAAATAGTAAGAGCTTCAATTTGAGAACCAGCAGTTGCATTATCAGCAAAAAATGCTAAAGAATTATTAGCTCCTGATCCTGAACCTTTATATCTTAGAGAGAATCCAAAATTAGAACTGTCAGTTTGTCCCGTGTTGGTAGCAGTGCTAGTGTTTCCATCGACCCTCAAAAGGTTTACATCATTACTGCCTCCTCCAGCGCCTATTCTTATAGCGGTTCCATTATTAGCTTGAACCATTCTGATTGTGTTACTAGCGCTAGATACAGACCCGCCAACATCTAAGCGGTAGAGTGGGGTTGCTGTTGATATACCAACCTTATTGGACTGAACCGTGCCACCTGAATTAACTCCAAGTAAGATATCGTAACCCGATCCTCCTGCGTTATATATTCTTAAATCATTACCAGCGTGGTTAAAATTCCACAAGTTAGCATTATCACTGCGACCAAGCAGCATTGAGACATCGCTACCATTTGTTGATTCAAATTTTGCAGTCCCTTGATATACATGAAGTTCCTGTTCTGGACTGCTTATATTTATACCAACACGGCTGGTGAAATGTGTGTAGCCAGTCCCATTAATAGTTAATCTTTTTGTATTATTTGTCCCTAGAGATAAGCTATCATTAAATTCACTAATAATTTCTAATGCATTAGTATCGTTTTCGTAACCAATTCTGCCAACCACCGCACCGCCATCTTGTTTTAAGACGATACGAGCATTATCTGTTTCAGTTACATTATCGGTATCCGCTTCAATAGTCAATACCGCTGGACCTGTTGATGCTAAATGAAGAATAGAGCTAGGACTAGTTGTTCCTATACCAACACCGCTCGTAGTTATTCTGACTTGCTCAACTTCATTCGCAACGAATTGAATATTGTCTGTGCTACCACCACCTTCAAGTTTAACTTGCGTATCACTATTGCTAGTCTCAATCAATAAATCAGAATTAGCAGATATAGTTGGTAGAATACCGTTTGTTGAAAGAGTGAGTTCCCTTCCAAAACTATTAGTGGAATCTACCGTAAAGGTGGAGGTTCCTGCACCGCTAATTGTGGAAGAACCGACAGTGATACCGCTAGCGGAGACATTACCTTGCGTAAGTACCTCATCAAGGGTTTGATCGTCGGTTTCAGAGGTTAAATAGTTCTGTGACGCAACCCAATCTTGGGTTGCGACTATGTCTCCAGTCATCGTGATGCTGCCTGTAAAATTGGCCTGAGTTCCGTCTAAATTTGGTATTGGTTTAAATGACATGTGGTTCCTCCTCTTGTTTTGTGTAATCGTTAATATCTAGATTGAATGCGTCACAAGCTTGTTGTAATGTGTCAAACCAGCTCCAACCGTCTACAGGATAATTATAGTTATCTTTTTCTTCTTTTAATAAAGTAAAGTCTTTGTTGAAGACGGCTTTACCAGCGAATAACAGATCTCCGCTATCATACTTATAAAATCCTTCTGTGTAATATTCTTCTTCCATTATGTTGCAATCGTCCACCCTTTGTTTGTTGCTATTGCTTTATCTTGGTCTGTAAGATTGCCTTCAGCTGGGGTTTCATTAATATTTATAGTTTTACTAGCGTTTCCTAAACCGCTAAATACTGCTGTCATAGCCTCTCTATCCATATTGGTCCTACGATAACTTACATTCTGTGTTATACCTGAAAGTATACCCCCAGACTCTAAACAGTACGCTTGATAAAAAGTATTTGTAGTTGACGAAGAAATATTTGATGCGTCAATAGTAGGGACATGTTTTAGTCCAATCGCACCATTAAACATCTCTGGCATTCTTGTTATATTGTCAGCGTTATTATTTATTCCTGTAAAACTATCTGGAAGTTTACTGAAGTATGTACCCTCAAACACTTCCTCATAATCTGTAACTCCTGCGTTCCCAAAACCACTGCATGTCCCCTCTGTAATTTCAGTTAAGTTATAAGTCGCACCAAGGAATTGTTCAAAGGCATCAGAATTGCTTGCACTTACAGTAGTGAAATCATCTGGTAATCGAGTTAAACTAGAACAACCATAAAACATTAAATAAAAATCAGTACTTGAATTGGTGGGCAGACTATCAATAGATTTTAAACTATAATTATTATAAAACATTTGATATGTGCTTGTAGAGCCTGTTATATTTATAGCTGGAAGACTTTCCAAATTAAAACAACTACTAAACATACCCAAGGTATTCGTGGCATTAGAAAAATCAATCTCAGGTATTCTTTTTAAAGAATAACAGTTCTGAAACATGCTTCTAAGATCGCCGACAACATTTGTTAATTTTGGTATAGTTTCTATTTTACTGCAATTATAGAACATGTTATACATAGGGTTGCTATCAGCTTGATTGGTAGAAGAAGTGTCTAAAGTTTTAGGGATTTTCTCTAAAGATGAACAAAGATAAAACATTCTATAAAAATCTGTCCCACTTGATGTATCTATAGGAGGAATAAATCTTAAATTTCTACAATACATAAACATGTTAGCAAAACTAGTTGAATTGCTAGTGTTCAGCATAGGAATCGTTTGTAACGTAACGCAATTAATAAATGTGTTTCTTGTAGAGGTAGGTGTCGCATTACTAATAGAAGCTGGTATTTTAGTAAGTTTAAAGCAGTTTTGGAATGTGGCAACTAGGGTCGTCCCTCCACTAAAATCTAATTCGGGTATTTCTTCTAATGCATAACAGCTATGAAATGTTTGGCTCCAGTTAGAAATATTTGATGTGCTTCGATCAATCTCAATACTTCTTAAACCATACATGTAATAAAACACATTACCAAAACTAGTCATGCTATCACTAAAGTTGACTATCTTTACATGCTCAAGATATTTGCAAAGGTTGCCACCAATAGTGCTTAACGAAATAGATGTTAAATTGGGGGAACCAAAAACAATATCTAAATACATTCTTGGGTTAGCGTAAGGATGGTAATTATTAGGTGGATCTTCAACCAAATCAACACCTGTGAATCCTTGTCCAGCTTGAGGAGTGACAGATATTAGAGCTTGTCTATATGTTCTTCCGTCCTTGCTATGAGTAAATTCAGTATTAGCATTTAAATCAGAATAATCATATGTATGTTCCGCTTGAGCGTGATCGCTATATGTATCTGTATTACCATCACCCCAATCAACTGTATAATTTCCACTAGTTGTATTAATACGGAAAACAAATTGATTTTTAAATTCGCTACTTATAGCTACTAAAGCAGTAAACCTACTTTCATTAGATGCTATTGTAGGCATATCTAACCATCTAGGATTCCTTACCCAAGGTGTAGGTTTAGGAGTTCTAGCTATAGAGCCACGCTCTAAAACCACATTTCTTATCGGGGTGTTGCCAAATCTTATTCCCATATCTTTTAGATTATATACCAATTTGAACCATCAGATTGTACAGTCACGGATTCAAATTTTGTGTTAATGATTAAGGAGCTAGTTAGATCAATTAAGCCCGCTGCACCACTTATTGTAACAGCTCCTGTTGTGATATTTTTAATATTATAAACGTAATTACTATTATTTACGGCTGAAGGTAATGTGATATTGGTTGATGCTGAACCGCTAACTAAAACTGTATGGTCTGTATCTGTGATAGTGTAGTTGCTCGAAACAGTTTTTATAGGATTAACAACTGGAGAATTAGTTGATTCATCACTAATAAAATATAAAGTATTAGAATTTGGAGTTATTGCATCATACTCAGACTGAGTAAGTTTTACTATAAAGTCAACATCATCTGATAATACGCCAGAGGGTGACGCAATGGTAACCGCACCAGCGGATTCCGTAATTTGTATACCCGAACCTGCTGTAAACGCTAACGTCTCACTATCGCCAAGGGTGTTGCCGCCAGCGGTGACCGTTCTAACGCCAACGCCACTTAAAGGCGTATAGCCTAAAGCGCCCGTAACGTCACTGGAACTGATGCCCGTAATAAAGTTAGCGATATCGTTGTCGTTAACTAGCGCACCCGTAGTCGAAGGGTCTACTGGAGTGTAACCCAAAGCGCTAGTGACGCTACTGGAACTAATGCCCGTGATAAAGTTAGCGATATCATTATCGTTAACCAACGCACCCGTAGTCGAAGGGTCCACTGGGATATAACCCAAAGCGCTAGTAACGCTACTGGAACTAACACCAGTAACATAACCCTGACTAGTAACAAAACTCTGGGTAGCTACAGGTTGACCACCACTCATTGTTATACCCTCCCCAACAGCGAGATGACCTGTCTTAATATCTACGCCATTGCTGAAATCAAGGAACAGGGCATCTGATCTAGTTGGCACTTTTGTTCTATTATCATCATCTGAAATATAAACATAACCATTAAAAACAGTACCACCACCATTAACATGAGATCCAAAAATTTGAACCGATTCAGAACTTTGAATATAATTACCTACTCCACCAACTATAACACTGTTTCTAGACCCACCTATTTTGTTACCCGTTCCTCCACCAATAAAAGCGTTTTCAGAGTCTTCATTGATCTCGTTATCTGCCCCTCCAACGATACTGGAAAAGCTTGATTCAAATATTCTTATTCCTGAACCAGCACCAATAAAGTTGAAGTTGGCATTGCCTGTTGCTGCCCCGTCTATTTCTTGACCTGAAATTATATTATTGGTCCCCACAACAATAGCGTCAAAATCACCGTAGATTTTATTTTTTGTTCCAGCTAAAGCTACAGACGCGAAAGAATTAACCTCGTTGGAGTTTTCGGCAGAACTAGTACTAACATCAAAGCTAAATTTATCAGATCTTATTCGAACACCTCCAAAGCTACCTCCCTCCGCACTACTAGCACTAAATCTAGCTGCACCAGCAAGGAAATTAATCTCAGCGCTTTCATTACTCATATTGAGGTTATTAAGCAAGGAAATTTCATTAGATGTAGTACTACCTATATCTGTGACCGACTGAAGACTCTGTAAGCCCAGTTCGCTACTACCTATAGGGCTACTTGCAAAGTTGTGGGGTCCAGTCTTCCAAACATCCCCCGTCCCAAATTGGCCATAAGTAACAAAATGTAAGAAAAATTCTGAAGAATCAGCAAAACCAAAAGAGTTTTCGTCGATATTAAATGCAAATTGAGAACTTGACTCTAATATAGGTCTAGTTAAAACGATCTTAGGATCTATTAGATTAACAAACTCACTGGAACTTTTAGTACTATATACTTCTAGTTTATCAAAAACTATATACTCAGGGTCATTAAAAAAACTTATAACGCCAGATATATTACCCGTTTGACCAATGGCTGAAATTCCAGATCCAGCCCCTGCTGAACCGCTAAATCTCTTTGCTCCACTAACATCTTGAATATCAATGCCGCTAATATACGGGTGGTTTCCATACAAAAATAGTTTCGTTGTTTGCTCTGAGTCATCATTACCTACAACTTTCATTTGAACACCAAAATCTTTTTCGTATTCACCGAAAACATTAATGTTATCATATTCAGTGAATGTGAAGTTGTTGGATTTGTAATCCTGTAAGAAGTTTTGATAAGCTACCGTGCCGTCTTGATTAAGAATATCTACATTTAACTTACTAGTGTAAGGATTCTCTAAGAAGTCGGATGCGCTATCTACCTCGCCACTTATGTTGTCGATGATGGATGTATTTATAGTAACATCTCTTAACAACCTAACACCACTTACAGTTATCGTTGTCGATAAGTCTGTAAAATCGATGTTCGGTTGTGTGGTGTCAAATTCTCTTAAAATAATAGGCATACTATTCGAATGTTATAGAGTTAATAAATGGCCTGTCGAATTCTTCAAGATCTTCATATAATGCAAATATTTTTCTAGTTGATGACTCAGAATCTAAAAAAACATTCGAAGATGAGGAGTCACCAACGGCTTTAACACTTAAAGCGTAACCCCCAACACCAACTAAATTATTAAATTTAACTGAACTATTAGTGACTCCTGTTACTGTAGATTTAAGGTTGGGCATATGAAGAGTAGCTAGATAACTAGTAGCGTTTGTCACATCGTCCCAGTCACCACTAATGAAGAATGTTGAAGGATCAGTATGATCAGATGAGTCCCCAGTGCTTAAAGCAAGGTTTTGTGGAGAATTTAAAACTTTATAGGTTTTGTCTCCTAACTGTGTTGCGACATTATAATCATATGTATTCTCTTTAGTTTCGATTGATATGTTTTGTTCAATTAAATTGAACTTGCCAGTATCGAATTTTGCAGCAGCAACCAGATACTCGTTAGGTGAGTTTTCCTTAATTGAATCAATCTTATAGATCGAATCATTGGTATCTTTAAGCTCAAATCTGTATGGGCTACCCAACTTGATAAATGGTAAATATTCAGAAGAATCAACGCCACTAACAAAAGATCCATAACTCATATTGCCAACAGATCCAACAACATTCAAAGTGACTATTTGAGATGGTGAATTAAGAGATATTTCGGATTCTAAAACACCTTTGTTTCTTGAAGTACTTATATCTCCACTAATGTAATTGGAGAATGGGTAAGAATGAGTAGCGCTCCTCCTATCAGTAGTTGAAGAGTCAAAAGGTGCTATCACGCCTGTATTAAGATCAACTAAAGTGTGAATACCTGTCCCCACATTAATATATTCCGCATCGCCCTCACTAAAGCTGGTTGAAAAAACCCAACCTGTGTGATCTGTATTAAAATATAGCAATCGAGATTGTGAGGAGATCTCGCCTGTGTAAACTCCGTATTGAGCAAAGGTACTTTTAGTAGGATCTGAGTCAGAGAAACCTTCTCTATATCCAGAGAATACATACTGACCAGTATATTTAAAGAATGAGCTTTCAAAAGCATTACCTGTAATTTGAAACATCTCAGCCCTTCGACGATCTATTATTGCATCGCCATCAAGATCGTCAATTGAACTTATTCCAGTGGGATTGTATACGGTAAGCTGACCCGTCATAGAATCCCCGTCATAAGGGCCGCTAAGTTGGATAAATTGTTTTTCGACATCAACATTGAGAATCTTACCGAAATTAGATTTTTTGTTTTTTAAATCATCGTCTACAACAATTAGATCCCCGGGCTGACAGAGTAAAGCCTCTAATCCTGATGAGAAAGCAACCCTTTGATTCTCTTTAATTGTTCTAAAAATTAAATGTTGCCCGATCCTTCTAGCCATTGCTCTAGATGTGACCCCCAAACCATCTACCCTTTGTTTGAATACACCCCTACTTCGTATATCCTCCTCATCCTCAATAACCTCGACTTTTGGAGTGAAGTTTTCAAACCTATCTAAATAAGACACTTCGACAGTATTGAATTGTTGATCCCTTCTCAAGTTAGAGTAGTTAAACACCCCATCTTTGACATTATTATTATTAAATAATGCGATAGGAAGCTTGACCCTATCGTCAGTAAAAGAAACTTCTGAAGCTCTAAAAAACGTGTGGCCCCTAAACAGCTTAGAAATGAGCTGTATTGAATCGAAAACCTTCTCATCACTGTTAAATACGATATTACAAGAGTATCTTGGTTCTAACCCCCCTCTTCCATCAGGCACGCCCTCAAAGAATCCTTCTTCATCGACAGCATCACAAAATCTTCCTATTTTATACAGTTCCCACTTATTGATATCTGCTGCATCAATATGTTGACCTAAACCATATCTACTATTTACTAATAAGTCATATAGAATCCAAGCTGGATTATCTGTCCAACCTTCTTTTAGAGTACCATCCCAGTCACCAATATAAATCTGTTTGTTTATGTCGCTAGCTGAATCAAATTCTGATTTGCGGTCGTAATATCTTTTATCTTTTTTTGGACCTGTATTTTCAGTGGGGAAATAATTTATTGGTATTTTTACACGCTTCAATCTTGCATCAAAAGATCTTTGAGGCATTCCAGAAAAGTTCTTAGAATCTATCTTTGTGCCAATGATGGCTGAAAAAGGATACGTTAAGTTTACAGGTATAATCTCAGTTACCTTGAAAAAGTTTAATTCTTTAGATATTAATATTGAAAAAGTTTCTGTAGATAATTTACTGACTTTGACATATCTTTTTTCTGGAGAAGAGTATACGTTATTTTCTGAATAATTATTTACTCTTGGCAAATAGTATGGGGTAGATAAATCAGCGTCTTCACTTAGATTTGTTACGTCTCTAATATGTGAATGCTGCTCTTCTGTCCCTTCGTTAATCGGGTTACCTATATCTATTAAAGTTGGCCCTTCTATGAGAGCAGATATTCTATAAGTTCTTGAGGCTGTAGGTTGTAATGATCCGTCAGAAAGCATTTTCCCGACTTCAATTTGAACGTTCATTATCGCTGGTAGTTTATCTCCAGCTTTAAAATCTTTAGATGATGGCTCCGAAACATAAGACGTTTCAACAGTATCAAAAAGACTATCTATCCTAAGAGTAACAAAAACTTCAGTAACATTAGGGTTTTGCACCACATAAGTAATCGGAGAAGCTGCTTCCTCTAACTCGTATTCTCGACTATTATTATTCCAAGAAGAGAAGGAAGTTGATGGCTCAGACCCACGACCCCGTATATTATCATTACTACCTTCATCAATTGGTAAGCCTTGAGATAAAGTTAGATTGGGGCCATCGAAGTCAGCCTCTGACATATTAATATTCTCTTTATTGAAGGCGGTGTTCTTCTTCAACCTCTGAACTTGACCATTAGTTTTGAATGGGCCATAGACATTTTTGTCTACAGATTTATCTATATTTATTTTATTAAAATATTTAAATGGAGATTGCTTCTCGTTACCCAATCTTGATTCAATTAAAACATTATTGTAGTTGTATTTTGAGCTTGTTAAGGAATTATTAGGCTTTTCAGTTAGAGAGAGGGTTGATATTTTTTTAAATTCAGATATGGTTTTATCTATATCGTGAGACTCCTCTTTTAAAAATGGGATTGCTCCTACATTATCCCTTTTGATTAATGCTTCTCCATAACTCAAGTTTTGATTAAGAAGTTCTTGGAGAAGCTGTTCCTCCTGCCTCTCAACAGTAGAAGCTAACGTCTGGAATGAAGAGAATTGAGGAATGTGTAAAAATACAGCCCCAAGAATATTTTCGCCAGTTTGAACCACACCATTTTCATCGCATATTGGAATCAATAAGTCTATGTAACTAGAATTTCTTACAATAGGAGACTCTTTGCCGTTAGAATCAGTAAATGTAAACCTAACTTGTGTTGGATCTTGAAATGTCACGGCAGACGTACCATTCAAAATATCTCGTTTGGGATAGTAAGTTATAAAATATCCAGCATCATCGCGAGTATAATAAAATTGATTTCTCAAGCTGGTCATGCTGCGTTCCTGCCAACCTGTACCAAAAAAAGCGTTCATTTTGGTCTCTATGAGCGACCTCATAAAAGCGTTGTTTTTGTAAGTTACATTATACGCATCTATTAAAGAACTAATAAAAGTCTCTGTCCCCTTACTCTCATTCCCCCCGATTTTGAATGCTCCAATTGTGTTAGTTATTCTTCTTTTGCCGTTAACATTTCTAGGTCCAATATTACCACTTGGATCATAATTTTTGTAAAAACCTACAATAAGTTCTGTTGTACTAGCACTTAGGTTAGCTCGTAAGTCACTGTCATTCAACACATTAGCCCAAAGAAGGCTAACTCTCCACCTTGCTTTAGTCCTAAGCAAATTATAAGATTCTGAATCAGAGTCATAATTATAATATTTTTTACTGGAGTTGTTTTTGCTAGCGCTTAGTGACGTAAAAGTCTCGCGCTCGGAAAGAGCAAT